GCCACAAACTTTTCAACCAGAGTAAGCTCTCGTTCAGACTTGCTGGATAGCGTTATCCGTTCCCTTTCTTTTATGGGCTCTGGTTCAGGCTTGGCGGGCAAGTGATACATTGACCTTAGACTGTCCTCCATTCCTTCATCAGGAGTAACTACCCCCGCATTGACAAAGGCTACTATCCCATCGGCATATTCTTTCATCTGCCGGGTCTCCAGCCCTGAGAGCGTCAGCTTGGGATATTTATCTACCACATAGTTATAATCCACCCACTGCTTGATTGCGTGTCGGTTGAAGGTATCACAGATGTTCTTGCCCACGCTCTGCAATGACATAAGGAAAAACGATGATTGGTCTCTGGCCAGAGCAAAACTGCCGGCATCACTTGACCCGAGATTAAGGAATTGTGCCAGCACAGAGCGAGCAATCAGCCTGTCGTGGTGCTCAATGGAGGGAAGTATGTCTTTAATACGCCCGCTCAGTCCCTTGATGTCAAAGGTATGGTCATCAGGGTGGCGGATATAGGACTGCTCATGGGCGTTAAGATGTTGCAAGATATCGTCAATTCTCTCCTTCTGCTCTTTAGTAGTGCTGGAAGGGTAGCTGTATGTCGGGATGCCCAGAGCGTGTCTCTCCGCTGCTATGCCATCGATGCGGTACATAATATTCTTGTACCACCAATGCATATAAGCTGCTCGAAGCATAGATACTCCTTCAAAGTTTGAGCCTTCCTTTTCGTGTGTAAAGACAATTAGCTTCTCGGCTGGAATGTCTACAAAATCATATTTGCCGTTCATAAAGGCTAGTTGGGTAATCCCCGCTAGTCCGCCGTGGCCATCCAGTTTCCACTGGTAGAGTGTCTTTTGAAGCCTGGGGGCAAGTTTCCGCCATCTGTATTTGCCGTCTTTAATTTCCCAGACCTTCTCAAAATTAGAAAAGCCGAAGGCAAGCATCAAAAGAACATGGCTGAGAAAGTCGTCCCAGGTATTGGACATGCCATTAAAGAGGTTGTCCTTCAAATCCTCCGCCACTTCGACATCCCGCTTGTCTTCACTGGCAGGCTCTATATCCCAAACCGCCGATAGCAGAGGGAGCTGGTAAACCAACAGAGCGGCTTTAACCCCTCCATCCGACCGCCTCATCTTGTCATAGATGAGTCTGCCCTTTGAGCCTCTGAGGTCGGAGTTGTATTCTTCAGCCTCCATGCTGCCATAGAAAAACAGAGTCCCAGTAGAGCCGAGTTCATCCAGTTCTGGTTTTTTCTTCTCTGAGAGGCTGATTTCTAGATTACCTATTCGCATAACGATAACTCCACCTTTTGCTTAACTTGCATAAAAAATTAACTATTTGTCAAGTCACTTGCCTTTTAATGCTCTATCAATGGTATAGTCTTTGTATTATCTCTTCTCTCTTGGAACATTCATCGCATATAGGTGAGTCTGGAAAGGCCTCAGAACTCTGAAATACGCTACCGCACTTGTCGCAATTCAGGCTGTAAGTCTGTGTCTCTTCTCTAATTGGCATTATAAACCTCCGAGTTCCTTCTTAAACATATAAGAATCCCAGTGCCTACGAACACGCCTTGTATGCCAATAAATCTTTAACTCTATTCTCCGAACATAATGCCAAAAACGCCAGAGGGGATATATAACAAGCCATTTCATAACCTTACCATAACACCAGCATAGCCAAATCCTTATCTCTTCTTGCTTGCTCATCGTCCCTCCACTGCATTTGGTTTTCCCCTAAAATTCTCTTTTCCTTAATCCGCTGAACGCCAGCCCCGTATGGCTGGACTCGGGCATATCCTGCTCCCCTGGCGTTCCCCTTCCCGCCATATATATTAACGCCTGCGAAGTTGAGTCGCACATGTCATCGTTCGCTCCCCCAGGGAAGGCTGACAGTTCCTCCATATAATCATATAGCCAAGATGCGCTTTCTGGCAGGAACACTTTGCCTGCTTCTATCGTGGGGCTGATAGCGTTCACCCTCGACTCTTTACTCCCCTTCGCTTGTACCGGCAATACCGGTATGCGTGTGTTGCGTTGCAGTTCCTGGTTCAGCGCTATGCCGTTAGAGGTGTCCTCAACCAGTACCACGACCGGGGTATCTCTGTCATAGAGACTAATAGCTACCCTCTTGAGTTCCGGGAACTCCACCTTTCCCCGCCAAACATCCAGCAGGTAATACCCATTCTGCGCCTCACCCCAGACTGTGCAAACCGAGTAGTTGTTCTGCACCTTGTCCTTAGCGGCAATATCCCAACTGTGAACTATCCGTGAGAATGTCGGTCTCTCCCTGTAATACCGCCACCACTCTCGCTTTATAATATTGCCCTCCGCTATGGTAGGATTGCCCTGATACAGACTCTCAAAGGCTCGACTGCCTCTCCCTGGCTCATCAGGGTTATCTGTCTGCCCCGCTCTGATGCGCTCCAACACTTCCAACGGATACCGCTCGGACCACAGGGCTTCGCCATTAGCATTGATGGCAGGGAAGTGTAGCACTTTCCACTTGTCGGCAGTGGGGTCTTTTTCACTCAGTCTTAATAGCCGTCCCACCAGGTCGTCATGGTGCCACCTCGTCATTACTATGATGATGGCAGCCCCTGGCTCGGCTCTGGTTAAAAATACTGTCCTATACCAATCCCAAGCCTTCTCGCGGTATGTCTGGCTTTCGGCTTGCTCTGAATTAGCAATCGGATCATCAATGATGCCCACATTGTAGCCCCTGCCAGTAAGACCTCCACCAACCCCGACCGCATAGTATGACCCGCCTTGCTTCGTGCCCCACTCATGGGCTGCCTGACGTTCAGGTATTATCTGCTCTTGTCCTGGTGTCTCAGGGCAATGGCGGACATCGGGGAATAATCGTCTCATCTCAGGGGATATGAATATGTCTCTTGCCTGGCGGGAGTGCCTTAACGCTATCGACTCGGCATAGCCCGCCTGCACTATGTAATTTTCAGGGTGTTTGCCCAGATACCAGCAGGGGAAGCGGAGAGATATTAAAGTCGATTTTCCGTGGCGGGGAGGTTTAATAACTATCAGCCTCTTAAGCTCGCCCCGCTCTATGGACTCCAAAGCCTCAGCCAGCGTTATCAGGTGAGGTGGAGACTGATATTCAGGCATCGTATACCGGCAGAAGGGTATGAGGTTTCTACGAGCCTGCCGCCTCTTTAGCAGCTCCCCGGCTGCGTCTGCTGTGGATAAGTTGCTCAAGTTCCTCATCTGAGAGGTCTGTGGCTTTGCCAATACTACCACTGTGTTCTATCTCCTGTTTGTCGCTCATGCCCAAGAAGTTCTTGGCGAGAAATATAGCAACTGCTGCGGATTTCTCTGATTGCTTGAACAGATTCCGCCTTAGACTTATAAGCCCGCCAATCCTTTTCTTGGCGAAAACCTGCCCAAAAGTCTCTCCGTAATGTTCTTTACATCGCCTCTCCAATGTCTGCTGCGATATATGCAACCACTCACACATCTCTAATATCGTGCACTGTAGGAAGCATAGTTTCTCAAAGTCTTTCCAGTCGATTTCAAGAACGGGTCTGCCACCATTTCCCTTTTTAGGTCCCGCCATCTATCATCACCGCCTTCTTGCCTGTATAGTCTTCCCAGCGAGTCCGTATGACATCGCAGTAATGCTCATCTATTTCCATCATGTAGCACCTGCGCCCTAGCTTCTCACAGGCGATTAAGGTGGAGCCTGAGCCGCCGAAGAGGTCAAGGATTATATTATTTAGTTGGCTTGAGTTTTTGATTGCCCTTTCCGCAAGGGCTATGGGCTTCTGCGTAGGATGAGCATATTCCAATAATGCATCTTTATCAATCATCCACACAGTCTGTTCGGTATTATCACCATACCACCTACTATGTGAACCAGTTGGCTTTGACCCTTCCCCACAAAATAGAATTATCTCGTGTTTCGGATGGTATCTGTCCCAAGTAATAGCAATTCTATTTTTCACCCAAACCAAGGGCAGGCACCAATGAATATTTAAGACATCAAGTTCATTGGTTAATATGTGTTGCTTTAAGTGGCTATAGCAAATACTTTGCTTACCCTCTCTGTGACAGAGGGTAAGACTGATACTTTCTGTATGACCTTTTCAAATTCTGTAGATTTAATTCTTGGGATAGCTTCTGGGGCATAAGTAGACCCATAATTATAATAATCTATTGCCTTCCTCACCGTTGATAGACCAATCCCAAATCCTTGCGCTACCTGCTTTATGTGTTCAGCACTAGGTTTTAATGTTGATACATCTACTATTTGTGATAATGCTAAGTTAATTTCTTTCCCTAATTGAAAAGCCTGCTTTCTATCAATATAACCCATAGGTTCTGTAACAGGTGGTGATACTGGAGGTTTGGCTGGCGCTATCTCTTCTCTGGCTAACCTGATAGCATCCTGTTCTTCAGTAGTTAAGTCAGCCCACGCTTTAGTGCCTACTTCAAGGTTAGCTTGTTTTGCCAGTAATGCTCTATCTGAAACCTCCATAGTATCCCAAATCTGCTGTGTTAGGATAGGCGTAACACCAGCCACAGGCTCTGTAGTAGGCATAGGAGGCGGTTTAATCTCCCCCACCGCCTGCTCCTTCAGGTGTTCAAAGGCTATCTTGTCCGCCTCGTCTTTTGGCTTTATCTGCTCAAAGGTTATCTCCTTCTCCACCGCCTTAGCCGCATCCTCGACAACCTTCTCTAGCTCTGGATTTTGCTCAACCACAGTATCCAGCGCCTTATGCTCGGCTATATCCTCAGCCAAGCCCTGTTTAACATTGTCAGCCTTAGCGGTATCGAACTGTATCTGCTGCTCAGGGGTGAACTGGTCTTTAACCCTGTTCTGTATCCTGACAATAATATCGCCACCTGCGCCCATGCCTATACCGGCAGCAGCACCTAGAGAAAATACAAGCTGTGCTTCGGGACCCGTTAAGTCTAACGTCTCGCCCAAAGCCTGCTTCTGTAGCATCTCCTGATATATTTCCTCACCGCCCTCAGTGAGCCCGGTAAAGAATAACTTACCGCCTATCCTGGCAGTAGTAACCAGTCCTTTAGTTACCGCCCCCATCGCCACCTTACCGAATGACGTTGGCATAAAGGCAGCCGCCCGTATCTTATCTGCCATCCCTATTCTAGTTACCCTGACCGGCATTTTACCGAGTGCAACCTGTTCTGTCCTGACATAAGATACGGCAGGGGATTTAAGAGCTTCCTTCTTAATAGTCAAGTCTCTACCATCTTCGCTGAGTTCCATAACATCAGTTGGGGCAACCCTCAAGATAGCAGTCATAGTCCTCTCAATTTCAGCTACAGTGGCTCTAGTGGCATCCTCGGCATGCTGGCGTAGTTCAGCTATTCTAGTTTGAATTTTAGGTTTTAGTAAGTTTTCCCTGCCAATGACAGCAGCAGTCTTGGGCGAATACTTGGCTATGCGTGCAGCTTCACTGGCATTGCCCAATTCAAAGTATTTAAGGCAGAATGTCTCCTGCTTCTGGGTCAATCTATTTTTCATTCTCCACCTATAAAGAAAGCCCCCGATTGCTCGGAGGCTCTAATAAAAAAAGCCTGCTTTTTCTGGTAGCAGGCATACTATATCCTTCCGACATTATAAAACTTTTTAGCTTCATTTGTCAAGCCCCCCCCAAATTAAGCGGTATGTTCTGAGCCTGAGTGTCGCTTTTCTCGACATCAATAATCCGT